GCGACAACCCGAGCCAAGCGCGAAGGAACTAGGCAAGGCAAGCAGTTCGTTCCGCAACCCGAGTCAATCAAGAAGAAGGTGTGGTGATGGCAGTCACGATGACATATACCTCTCTGGTTGCGGACATTGAGTCCTACCTGGAGCGTACCGATCAGGCCACGATCGACAAGATTCCCACCTTCATCATGCTCGCCGAGCAGGTTATTGCCTCCCAGATCAAGTTTCTAGGCAACCTGACGGTTCAGCAAAGCACGATGGTGCAGAGCGCCAACATCATCGACAAACCCGCCCGGTGGCACAAAACGGTTTCGATGAACATCACGGTGGCGGGTAAGCGTTACCCGGTTCTGCTGCGTAAGTACGAATACTTACGGGAGTATTGGCCTGACCCGGCTCAGGAACTGATCCCGAAGTTCTACTGCGACTACGACTACACCCACTGGCTTGTCGCTCCGACACCGGATGCGGCATACAACTTCGAGGTGCTGTACTACGAGCGGATTCAGCCTTTGGATGCCACGAACCAGACCAACTGGTTCACGATCTACGCTCCCCAGGCCCTCCTGTACGGTTCTCTCTTGCAGGCCATGCCGTTCCTGAAAAACGACGAGCGGATGCCGATGTGGCAGCAGCAGTACGACGCGATCATGCAGACGCTGATTGCTGAAGACAAGTTGCGCGTTGCCGATCGTCAGGCGGTGGCGGTTGACAGTTAAGGATTGACCATGAGTTACAACTCACCCTTCACCGGCAACGTCATTCAACCGACGGACGTTTCCTTCCGGGCAGTCACGCTGTCTGCGAACACTCAGTTGCAGTGGCCAATCAACGGCAACGCAACAGACGATGTAGCAGCGCGGATCATGAACGTGACGGCCACCACGAGTGGCTTGGCTCTGTGGATGCCGCCCGCGAACCAGACTTCGGTTGGCAACGACGCCCTGATCCGCAACGTCGGGGCGAACTCGTTTACCGTCCGAACCTTCGGTGGCGTCAACACGATCATCACGATCGCTGCGGGTGAGGCGAAGTACATCTACGTCACCTCAAACTCAACGGAGGCCGGAACCTGGGGCAACATCGCCTTCGGGACGGGCACTTCTGCTGCAGATGCGGCTTCTCTTGCAGGATTCGGCCTCCTGGCCACTGGTTCTACGCTGAACCAAAGCCATCCTGCGGTCTCTCTGATCGCTGCGTACACATTTGCAACTTCCGACAGGGCTCAGACCTATATCTGGACGGGTGGAGCAACAACCGCGACGCTTCCGGTTGCCTCAACTCTGGGCAACAACTGGTTTCTGCTGTTCAAGAACAACGGTTCTGGAACGGTCACGATCGGCACCACGAGTTCTGAACTGTTCGACGGCAACACTACCAAGTCATTTGCGCCTGGAGAGTCTGCTTTCATCGTCTGTACAGGGACTGCCTTCGTTACGGTTGGCTATGGCCAGAGTTCTGACTTCCAGTTCAACGTCCTAACAAAGCCGGTCACGGGTGGCCCGTACACGCTGTCGGCCAACGAAGCCTCGAACACGATCCAGTTCTACACGGGAACCCTGGTGTCGAACGTCACGGTGACGTACCCGCCCGTAGCAAACCTGTATGTGATCTCCAACCAGACGGTTGCCGGTGGCTTCACGCTCACGGTCACGACCGGCATCCTGGGATCTGCCTCTGCCGTGATCCCTGCGGGTGGTCAGGCGACGGTGGTCTGCGACGGAACGAACTTCTACAACGCCAACACGACACAAGCAGGTGCTACGGCGATCTCTCTGTCCAACGGAACTGCAGGCGCCCCAAGTCTGAACTTTGCTTCTGAGACGAACACGGGTGTGTACCGTCCTGGAGCAGGTCGATTCGGCATCTCGGTTCTTGGCAACCTTGTGCTTGACACAACTGCTTCCGGAGTAAGTGTGACCGGAACAGGAACCTTCTCCGGTGGTATCTCCGGCGGAGCATTCTGAAGTGACAAAGAAGGTATTCGCCCTCGACACAAGGCCCGGTATTCAGCGGGACGGAACTCTTTTTGACAAGGAGTTCTACGCTGACGGCCGGTGGGTACGTTTTCAGCGCAAGCGCCCTCGCAAGATGGGCGGATACCGGGAGATCACTCCAGACCTGTCAGGCCCCTCTCGCGGGGTCTTTGTCGTTCCACGCGACAACTTCAACAACGTCTACAACGGCTACTCCGATGGCGTTCAGGTTGTCCCGATCAACAACAACGGCATCGGCTCTGGCATCACCGACTTCAAAATTGGTGGGCCTATCGTTACCCTGGCCATCCTGGATGCGGGATCTGGGTACACGAACGGCACCTACACGAACCAAGCCCTGACATACCCCGTCTCCGGCAGCGGGATGAGCGCCTACGCCACGATCGTGGTGGCGGGCGGGGTGATCACTTCCGTCACCATTACGGGCGGCGGGATGCGGTTTGCGGTCGGGGATCAAATCACGGCCTCCATCCCTGGTGGGACTGGCTTCCTGCTGCAGGTCAACGCCATCACGAGCCCCTTTGTGGCCAGTGATGACAACCTGTGGCAGTTCGATACCTTCGTGGACTCTGCCAACTCGCAGAACAACCTGCTCCTTGCCCATCCGTCTCAAGACCTGAACAACATTGACTCTCCGGTCGATACCTACCTTTTGGTGGGCCCGGTAGACGGAACGATCCTCTACGCTGCGGGTGTATTCGCTCAACGCGCTTCGACGATCACTTCTGGCTCTCCGACAGTTACTCTGTCGGCCGCGAACCTGAACATCGCTGCAGGACAGGTTGTGACAGGCCCTGGAATCCCTGCAGGGACGAGAGTTCTGTCTGTCAGCACCACGACGCTGACTCTGACTCAGAACGCCTCAGCAAACGGCTCCAACGTCGATCTGATCTTCGACAACGAGGTCAAGGTCTCTGGTGGGGTTGTGACTCTTCACCCTTACGTCTTCGTGTACGGCAACGACGGACTGGTGCGGAACTGCGCTGCAGGAAACATTGACGACTGGGTTTCTGCCGAAGCCAACGAGGTCAACGTCGCCACCGGGAAGATCGTCCAAGGCTTGCCGGTTCGAGGCGGTTCTAACGCTCCCTCGGGCCTTTTCTGGTCTCTGGACTCCCTCATTCGGGTTTCCTACGCCCCGACGAACGTGGTAGTGGGCGGGACGACGATCACCCAATACTGGCGCTACGACATCATCACGAGCCAGTCTTCGCTTTTGTCGTCTCAGGCAATCATTGAGTACGACGGCATCTACTTCTGGTGCGGTGTGGATCGATTCCTTCTCTACAACGGTGTGGTGAAGGAAGTCCCCAACGACATGAACCAGAACTACTTCTTCGACAACCTGAACTACACCCAACGCCAGAAGGTCTGGGCCAGTAAGGTTCCGCGGTTCGGAGAGGTTTGGTGGTTCTACCCCCGCGGAGACAACAGCGAAGCCACGGACGCGATCGTCTACAACATCCGCGAGAACGCTTGGTACGACACCGGAGAGGCTTTAGGTGCTCGAAGGTCTGCCGGGTACTTCTCCCAGGTGTTCAGGTTCCCTGTTGCAGCGGGATGGGATGCCAATCAAACCGGCACGCTCAATGCCCTGTCGATCACCAACTCAGGGACTGGTTACACCGATGGCGCTTATTCCTACCAGACCCTCACCGGAGGCTCTGGAACGGGCGCCAAGGCCACTTTCGAGGTCAATAACGGGTCTATCACCAAGGTGACGATCGAAGACCCTGGATCGGGCTATACGGTCGGGAACACGCTCACGGCAACTTTCGGAAGCGGATCTAACCTTCAGGTTACGGTTGACAAGGTTGTGGGTCTGTTCTCCCTGTGGCAGCACGAGTTCGGTAAGGATGTTGTGAAAGGAACGACCGTCAATGCGATCGAGAGTTACTTCACCACTTCGGATCTTGGCGTCATTGCGGGCGGGCCTTCTCAGCCTTCTCCTGTGGGGGAAAACCGGTGGACTCGCCTCGAAAGGGTTGAGCCGGACTTCCTGCTTACTCAGACCATGGATCTGTATATCGTGGGCAGGCCCTATCCGCAGCAGCCTGACAAGGTAAGCGGCCCCTACACGTTCGATGGCTCCACGAGCAAGATCGACATGAAGGAGCAGCGGCGCGTCTTGCAACTGAAGTTCGTCTCCGACATCGTCGGCGGGGACTATCAGACCGGCAAGATCATTGTCAATGCCGACTTCGGCGATGTTCGCGGGTACACGGTGTAATGTCTGTCGGCCTCATCTACGACCCCAGGTATCACACGTTCGAGTCGTGGGCGGCGCTCATGGTGGAACTCTACGCCGCGCAGAGCCTGCAGATCCCCGATCCTTCTATAGACTGGAAATCATGGGGAACTGGGCTGCTTGCGGTGGACATCTTCACCCGAGAAGGTGTTCCTAGTCCTTACAACTTCGATGACTGGCAAGAATGGGCGCAGGCGGTAGTCGGCGCTGTCAACCCGAGAAACTGATATGGCACTGCCGAGATTCGCTGAAGATACCAACATTCTTTACGAGCCTCAGGACGACTATCAGTCTCCTTTGGTTCTGCCGTCGGATATGGCTTCTCGGTCTCCGTTGGAGAAGGCGGCTTACTACAACCAGTTGATTGATCAAGGCTATGACGATGCGGCCATCCGTCAGGCTGCAGGTCAACAGACCGATTCCGACTGGTCTGCCCTTCAAGGTCTTGCTTCTGGACTTCGCCCACCTGCTCGCGCTGCGGGCGCTGCAACTAGGGAGCAGATCACTGGCTTGTACCAGGATGTTTTGGGACGCGCACCAGATCAGGGTGGACTTGATTTCTGGTACGGGTCTGGATACACGCCGGATCAGATTCGCAGCGAGT